GTAAGCAAGGACGGCTGCGATTGTCCCCGCGCCCGGAAGCACACCCGCGCCCGTACCCTCGACGACGAAGCGCACCGTCACCTGTCCGTGCGCCATGCCCGCCATCGGCCATGCTTGCACCCAGACCCGATCCACCGAAGCATCAGCGGCCTGCGCCCACGCCTCGTAGTCGGCAATCGCACCGCCCTGCGGCGGGCTGCTCAGCCGCAATCGGATGCGCTCCTGTAGCTCGTCATCGCTCTCCTCGTCGGCTCCGCCAGTGAAGCCCGCGGGAAGCGCCATCGGGCCAAGCGGCGCACTCGCCTGCACGCCGACGGGCGGAGACGAGAATGTGAGTTGCGCACCGACCGCGTACTCGTAGTTGCCCGCCGCGCCCGCGACCACGGCCCGCACCGTCACGTCCTTCTGCGATGACGGACCCGGCGCCCAGACGTAGGGGCCGCCCGTGACCTCGTATTCCGCGCCGCCGTCGCGAACGAGGAGCGTCCCGTCTATGATCGTCGATCCACCAATGGCCGTGGCAATCACCGTGCCTGTGGCTTTGCTCGCTGGCACCTTGCCGGCACCGAGAAAGAGCGTGGCCCATCGCAACAGATAGTCGCCCGTCGCCGTGTCCGGGATCATCTGCGTCGAGAGGAACACCACCGTCTGATAGATTCCCCAGGCCACGCCGGCCAGCACATGCGCGATGACCCACGCGAGGGACCGGACGACCAGCGCGTTGCTATTGCCCATGCGCGCGTTCAGGTCGCCTTTCACGCGCGTTATCAGTTCGGATAGTGTTGGCGTTATCAGCATGTCACAATCCTATCGCCGCCCAGAGGTCCGGGAAGCGCTCGACTATCGTATCACCATCCTGCTTGTACGCGGTCACCTGCACGGCCAGCCGGTTGCCGGCCTGCGCCTCCACGAGTACGTCGATGCGAGCGCACAGGCCATCGTCGATGAGCGGCTGCAAGGCTTCCTCGGCGAAGGATCGCGCCTCCTGTAGGGTCTCCTGTGTGAGTCCGCGAGCGCGACAGAGCCAGAGCTTGCTGCCGTAGCGGTCGCCGGAAGTCGGCAGGTACTGGTCTGCCCACCAGCCACCCTTGTACGGCAACGGGCCTCGGTCGTCCGGTAGCACGTCCTCAGCGCTGGCGCGGCGGTCGGAGAGCAACGAAATCCACATGGCCTCGCGGAGCGTGACATGCGACAGCGTTGGCGACCACGGCAAGAGCTCATAGAACGGCAACCCGAGCGAGTCCTCCATGTGGCCGCCGAGCGGGTCGGCGTAGAGGATGTCGCCGGACTCGACATGAGCAAGGCCGGGCGTCACATAGTCCGCCCAACGGCGCGCGGGGTCGATGACCTCGAGCGCAAGATTCGTGATCGTGCCCGGCGCGCGGACCTCGTAGATCCGATCCGGTGTCATGTCTGACGCAAGATGCAATACTGCTATCAGCCCGCTATAGGTGACGGACGCAATGACTGGCGTAGTCGCGGGCGGCACATAGGCGATGGCTGGGTCATTCGTCCACGCCGCCGGGTTCGTCAAATCGGCGCCGATCATCGCCTCGTTGAACGTGACCTCCACGGTGTGCAGGCCGTTGGCGCGTGCCGATGCGACCCACGGAGCAGCCACTACACCACCCCCGTTATCAGGCCCTTGGAGTAGGTCACGGTCTGGCCAGCACCCGTGAGGAAAGAGCCTGTAGCGCCGGGCACGCCAGCGGCCTGGAATGCCGAGGTGGCGTTGATTGTGGGCGCGACAAGCGTGCCGCCGCTGCCGCCGATTCCGCCACCTCCCGAGAGCGACGTGAATCCGAGCGTACCGAACGTGCCCGCCGGAGCGGACATCGAAACCGTGGCCTGCAACGTGCCCGAAACGATGGTGTTGCCGCCCAGGTCAATCGGTGTGCCCGTCGGGCTGCCAATCGAAACTTTCGTCGAGTCGAGCAAGATGCCGTAGCCGTCCGCGTGGTACATGGCCACGGCCCCGGATGCGAGGGTCGTCGGTCGGTAGCGGCGATCCGCGACGATGAGCGCGACGGCGTGATCCGAGGATGCGTTGACGTTGCCGACGAAGGCTTCGGCACCCACGAACGGGCGCGATGTGAAGCCGTAGGGCTCGGCGTGCTCGACTTCCGAGCGCACGAGACCACCCATGCCCTTGATCTGGAGCTTGCGGAGCGCCGATCCTTCCGTCACGCCTACCACTTCGGCGCGGGTGAATAGTGCTATCATTCTGCGAGACAGATCCATCAGTCGAACCAATCCTCGTGCGGCGCGGCCGCCTTCTTGCCCTTGTTCGGTACGGCCTTGTCGAGCGTCGTCATCGCGCGATTCCACCAAGGCCGCCAGCCGTGCGTGATGGGCTTCTTGCGCTCCTCTGGCGGCTGTAGCTCAAAGGCACCGGGCGGCATCAATGTCATCTCCGCGACGGTCCCACCGGAGTCGAGCCGTAGCGTCACCTCAGTGACAAGGAGTTCCGCCCACACGCCAAGATCGCTGTCTTCGACACGGCGCAGAACGTTCGGCGCATAGAGCACGCCGTCACCATCGCGCCAGCCAGGGACGGTGAGTGTCGCCACGGCCGACCGGCCCGCGCGCGTGACTGCCTCCCAAACGCCCCGGCGCTCGCAAGCGGCGATGTCCGCCTGCTGGTCTGCCATCACCACGAGCATCCGGTAGCGCTCGATTGCCGAGTCTTGGACGATTGCGACCGGCGTTGCGGCATCGGCGGCAAACACGGCGTCATCGCCGCGGCGCTGGCCATAGACCCGGTATTCCGAGTAGCGGTCTGCCGATGAGCACTTGACCGACATTTCCGGGCACGCCGCCGCATCAATCGCGGCAGCCGCGGTCATGCCCTTGACCGCGAGGATCAGATTTCCGGCTGCGTCGTCCGTGACGAATGCTCCGGCGTCGTGGCACAGCCGCTCTAGTGCGCCTATCACGGTCTCTCCCGGCTCCGGCGCCCATCGGGCTAGCGGCTCCAAGGACACCACATCGGACGCGACAGAGAGCCCGTAGGGCGCGGCAAGGGCCGTCGCAATCGAGTCGAGGTATCCGCCGAGGAATTCCGAAGGTTCTCCGGTGCAGGAGCACATTGCATCGACGGCACGCGAGCGGCCGGAGACGGAGCGCAGACGCCCGGACTTGCCGCGGCTTTCCGTCACCTCCTCGGCGTAGCCCGTGAGGAGCAATTCCCGTCCGAGGTACACCTCGACGGGATCTCCGGTGGCAATGCCGAGCGGATTGATCGTGCCGGGCTGGCCAGCCGACATCGACACGGAGAACGCGGACGGAAAGGAATCGATGGACCGAGACAGAGAGAGCCCGGTCCAATTGCCGAACTCCTTGCCGCGAGCCCGTAGCGTCACCATTTCGCGCGTCTGTGCCATGCTACTCCGTCAGCACCACGATCTCGCCAGCGACCGCACCGGGATCGGCAATGCCATTGCGCAGCACTATCTCAGCCGCTCGCTCGGCATCGTCGTATAGCTCCGATGCGAGCACGAGCGCCGGACGGCGGGATGACAAGATGATCGTTTGCTGATGCGGCAGGTCCATCGCCTCATGCAGGATCGCTTCCACCATCGACGCCCGGGCCTCTACCGCCGCGTTGTAGGCGGCCGGGTCCGTGAGATAGTGCTCGGCCAGGGCCATCTCGTCACCGAGCGCCTGTGCCGCGGCAACCGCCTCCTCGTAGGACGCGAACTGCTGCCCGGCCGTAAGTTCCGCGGCGCGGGCCACGGCGAGCGCGTAGAGCATCTGGTCAAGGATTGCCGCGTTGACGAGGATCTGTTGATCGGTCGCCGTGTCGCCGCCCGCGGCAAGCGCGGCCTGCGTCTGGATGAGCCCGGCGGAAAGCGTCGTCGAGACACGCCGCGCATCGACGGGCTCGCTGAGTGACTGCGCGCCCGTATCCCACGTCGATGAGAGCGTGTCCGCGTCACCGCTCAGGGTTTCAGCGGTGTCCGCGATCACGCCCACCGCGTAGATGAACGCGTCCAGGTCCGTGCCGGTCAGGCTGCCCATGATCTCGAGCATGGCCGTCATGCGTTCTTCAATCGAGCCGGTGAGCAGTCGCTGGACCTTGCGATTCAAGGCCATGACCTGCGTGCGCATCGCGTAGAACTCCCGCGTGGTCTGGCGGAAGGACGCGGCGAGGGCCTGCATCTTGGACAGCTTCGATGCCGCGGCCTTGTAGACCGAGCCCGCATCGACAAAGCCAAGCTCGAATTCCACGTAGCTCTTGACGCTGGAATCCTCGCTCATCGAGCAGGTCTCACAAACGACGGACAGATTGCCAAGCTCGGGGTGGACCAGTGTGGCGATGCCGCCCATCTCGCAAGCGTTGACCAGGGCGACCTTCTGCACCGCCACATCGGAGCCCGTCACGAACGCCCGGATCTTGTAGCGTCGCGTGCTTCTGCGCATGTCCTCGACATAGGGCTCGTCACGCTGCCGGAACTCGTGCACCACCACGTCGCGCCCGGTGTCGAGGCCCACGTCGATACCGTCGAACTGCACTCCGCGATACTTGAAGCGCTGTCGCTTCTTCTCTCCGGGTGCGCCGAGCGCCGAGGCGACCTGTGCGAAGATTCCCATTATTGTGCAAATCCCCACATGCGCTTGAACTGCGTCAGTTGCACCGTCACGCCCGGCGGCGAGTCAGGAACCGATATGTTCGTTCCCGCCGGAAGGCCGCTGCCCTCCACTCGGATCACAAGCGGCTTGTCCATGAGCGAGGCCCATCCGGGTATGCCGGCCATGTTCGGCATACGGGAGAGGACCGCATTGCGGGCGGCCATGCGGCGTGCTCCTACGTCTGAGATGCGCGCTCGGGTTTCAAGCTCCTCTTGATCGATCTCCTTCATATCGGCAAGCGTCTCGCCGATGATTTCGCCAATCGGCTTCCCGATCTCATAGCCGATGATGGCGGGAAGCACTCGCGTCGTGATCTTCTCCAGTACTCCCATCTTCCCCGCACCAGGAATCGGCACACCATTAGGCCCAAGCACCGGCGGCAGTCCGGGCACCCCACCTGCGCCCCACGCCTTCATCGCCGGACCGATCTTGCTGGCCAAGTCCAGGATGCTGTTGAGGCTGCCGACTACCTTGCCGAGCACGTTCACGCCCGCGACAACGAGGATAATGTTACGGATCGCCTTCCAATGATCGGCAACGAACTGGAGCAAACCGACGACGGTTTGCAGGCCTTCGCGGATCTTCGTTCCGATGGCCTCTCGGTTGGCTTGCATCCACGCAATCGTCTGCTTGACCAGCGGCTCCAGAAGCGGCACAAGCTCCTTGCCCAAGACGTTTGCCACGCCGCGCAGCATGGACTTGAGCTTGCTCATGGTGTCGCCGAACTCCTCGGCGGCCTTCAGGTCGGCTTCGGTCTGGATGCCGTACAGGTGGGCTTCCTTGCGCAGATTCTTGAGCCCGTCCGCGCCCGCCTCCACCATGCGGATCATGTCTCCGCCGCCACGACCGAAAGCGGCTTGAGCGAGCGCGGCGCGACGGGTCGGATCTTCCAGATCGGATATGGCCTGCATCACGAGATCAAAGGCTTCTTCTGTGCCTTTCGCACCTTGCAGCATGGCGAGGCGGCCCGGCCCTACGTCCTTGAGCAGTGCGGCCAGCGGACCTTTGCCGGCCTTCAGTTGGCCCATCGTGCGACTGAAAATCTTGAGCGAGTTGTCCAGGGTGTCAACGCCGGTGTCGGTCTGCCCCGCCGCGAAGCGAAGCTCTTGCAGTGCCACGGCGTTGATGCCGAGTTGCCGGCTCAGATTGTATAGCTCGCTGCTTCGCTCCACGTAGTCATCGAGGAAGCGCGAGACGGCGTAGCCGGCAGCGGTCGCGCCCGCCGCGAGGATGCCGATGCCGCGGAGAGCCGAGCCCGCCGCCTTGCCGATGGTCTCGATGGGAGCAAGCGCGATCTTGGTCCGCGCCGCGAAGCCCTTGATCGCCGCGCTCGCCTTGTCCAGCGCGGTAATCTCTACTTGGACTTTCGGTAGCTTCGGCATTACTTCGCACCCATCGCCAAGGTTTCATACCACCAAAGGAGATCGTCAATCGTGAGGGAGAGCAGGGCCTCGGGTGGCCAATGGACGGCTAGGGAGAGCTGTCCGAGGATTGGCCTCCACTCGGAGACTGACGACCACCCGGCAAGAAAGGGGTCATCGCTGCAACCACCTTTCCGAAGTCGTCCACGTCCAGGGAATCAATCGCATCCTGCGGCAACTCCGCGCCCTTCACCGTGCGGCCGAGCCGCTGAATGAGCACGGCCATCTGCGCCACGTCATGATCTTTCCCGGCCGTTTCGGCGGCCTTCATGTCGCCAAGGTTCGCGCGGCGCGAGAACACGAGCGTGGCCACGTCTTCGCCAAAGGAACGAAGCGGACAATCGAGCACGACTTGCACCGGAGTGACCGCCATCACTTCGTCTCGCTCGCGGCCTGGGCTTGCCACTCAAAGGAGCACGTGCCTTCGCCTGCGTCGTACTCCGGCTGGTTCGAGCAGCACGCATGGGTGAACGTGTAGGCGAAGCCGCTGCCGATCTCGAATTCGATTGTGGAGTCGCTGATTGCGGCAAGGTCCGCGATCTTGTCCGCAGAGCCCACGACCACCGTCGCCGTGCCGTGCGGAGAGACCGGCGTCACCTTGATGCCGCCGGGGCCGCTCATGCTCTGCACGACTTCGCGTGTCGTCGTGCCGATGGACAGCGATACGCTGTTGACCTTCCAGAGCTTGCCGTCCACGCGCATCTTCGCGAGCCCGGCCGTGATCTGTCCTGCGGTAGCCATGCGGGCCTCCTATGCGGCGAGCGCCTTCTCGGCTGCCGTGTACGCGAGTCGCCACTGATTCTGGATGGCGAGTATCTGGCACTCGCCGATGAGTGCCGGCGGGAAGAAGACGTCCAGCCGGTTGGGATCAAGGGCGTTGCGCTCCACGATGACGAGCTTGCGGAACACGGCGCCGTTCTCTACGATACCGCGAAGCTCCCATCCGTCGTACATACCGAAGAGAATGCCGCGGACAGCGTTCGCCGTGGTGACGTTCGGTGCACTGGCAGCAAGCGTGCCGTCGTCGGCAAGGTTCTTGCCGTTCGTCGCAGCGACCAGGTTCGCCTGCATCTCGGTGTTGATGACGTCCACCTTGAACGTCGTCGTGATGTCGAGCCACTGGTCTTCCGCGCCTCCGGCCGGGTTCTCGAAGTAACTCGTGATTCCGCGCAGGATGTAGACCTCGCCGCTCGTCGAAACCAGCGGCACCGTGATGCCGTTGTCGAGCAGCGTCGAGCGCTCCAAGCGCGTGAACTGATCGATGGGGTGCGGCGCGCTGATGCCGATGAGCTTGAGTCCGTTCAAGGGCTTCGCCGGATTGGCGCGGAAGCTCACCGCAGCCGCGCCGGCAAAGGCCGCGCCGATTTCCCATGGAGGATTCGGACAGCCTTCCATGCCGAAGCACGAATAGTGCGGATCTTGCTGAAGCGTGCCGCCTGTGGCGAACGTGAACAGGTTGATGTAGCTCTCCAGCTTCGCGCCGAAGACGTGGCCGTAGGTCATCTGGTATGGTCCCCATCGACCATCCGCGCCATCGGCCCACTCGTTCTTGAAGGCGAGCAAGGAAGTCGCATCATCCCACGGATGCGAGACGAAGCTGTAACGCCGGTCGAGGATGTTGAGCATCGCGGTCGTGAGCACGGGCGCGAGCGTGCCAGCGACCGGCGCGGTGCCGCCAGTGCCGAGGAAAATCCGGTTGACGGTCGTCGTCGGAGCGGCCGGAATATCGGTCACGGCGATGCCCGCCGGATTCGTCTCTGCGGGCGCCCCGAGCTTGTTCAGTCGGATGTCGATCTGGTTGCCGAGCAAACCGGCGTGGCGCGCGGTGAGAATGACGGCGGCGAGAGCGCCAGCGCCGGTCACGGGCACGCGAGAGCCGAGCGCGAGCGCTGCGGCCTCGTTGATGCCCAGGGCGGCTCTGATTGCCGTCGCCACGTTGTCGGCCGTCTGACCGCTCACGACCGTGATCGGTACATGCTGATCGGCGATGTAGAGATGCAATGTGCCGCTTCCCGTCGCCGGCCCGGTGATGTTGATCGTCGAGCTTGCGGCGACACCCGCCGGATCGGCCAGTGGCATGGCGTAGAGCGGGCGCGGGTTCGGGTCGTTCCGCAAGTAGGCCGCGCACGCCTGCGCGAGCATCGAACCGATCCCGAACTTGCTGTCGGCATCCGCCGCGTCGGCAACCAGCGTCAAGGTGTTCGCCAGAACCGTGCCGGAGGCAAGCCGCTGGCCGAAGATGAGCGAGGGTCGGTCTGCTTCGCCGGGCTGTGCGACCGGTAGATTTTCGATCAGGACGCCCGGGTGCTTGTCGCCGGACGCAATGACCTGGAAGGCAATCGACATGGCTTACTCCTTTGCCTTCGCCGGCTTTGCGATCTCCGTCACGACGATCACCGCGCCCTTGTTCGCGAGTCGCAGCCAGTAGTGGGACAGCGGAACGCGCTCGCCCTCGGGCGCGAGAGTCCGCCGCTCGGGGTGGGGCCACGGAACCCGCGTCCCGGGCACAGTCGGCTTGACGATCATGCTTCCCGTCATGGCGGTGTCACCTCTATGATTCGTGGACTAAGGTCCGCGCCGTCGGGATCAATCGGCTGCACGGCAATGACGATCTTTTCCAGGCCGGTGAGCAAGGCGGCGGCAACGGGGAACTCCAGGCGGTACTTGAGTGTCAGAATAATGCTAACTCCGCCAACCCTGCGCTTGCTCGACAAATTGAGATTCTTCTGCACTTGAATCGAGTAGTCCTGGAACGAGCCGCCCCAGACAGGATCGCCGATGATCGCCGCTTCGATTGCATCCTCAAGATCGTCCACGGCTTGCGCCAGCGCGGCGTTCGTCGTCGCCGTGCAGAGTCCGTAGATGCCGACCTTCTCTGTTCGCAAGAAGAGCATTGCATTGGTGGTCTGCTTGTCGAATGTCGGATCATCCGAGATTGCCGTCACGAGCGGCAAGTCGCCGGCTTCGGGATCGATCAACTCGGAATCGAAGACGTGGCCGGCACCACCCGCAACGCCGGCAGCGAGAAGCCGCGCAACGATGTCCTGCCGGATTGCCGTCGCGGTGAGCGTCACTGCCATCACGACACCTGCGTCAAGAGCAAGCGCACCATGCCGCTGCCGTCTGGCTGCACGCTATAGACCTCGTAGATTGCTGTGCCGATCTGGATCGTGTGGCCCGCGCTCGGCGTGATTCCGCCAGCCGCAAGGTCTGCAAGGCGCGGCTCGATCATGGGCCGGGTCGTCGAGAGATTCGGCCCGTCGCCGCCCTGCTCGACGACCTGATAGGCCTCATCGAACACGCCGACAAAGGCAAGAGCTACGCCGCCCGGATCATAGACCGCGGCCTGCGGGAAGGTATCCCGCACGACCTCGGTCCCATGATTCAGAGCCGCCGCCCAAGCCATTCATGCCTCACTATGCGACGCGCAGGAAGGACACGTAGACCTGGCTCTGGGTGTTGCCACCAGCGCCGAGGGTGAAGTCGGCGGTGAGCGTGCCGCCGCCAGCCACGCGGTGATTCGCGTCGTTGATGGTCGCCACGCGCACGACGGTCGTGTCCACGACATTGAGCACCATGATGTCACTGATCGCCGCGCCGCCGTTGAAGAGCTGCACGGTGTCACCCGCCGCACCGTTGCCCGCCGTCTTGACGGCCCAGGCATCGAGCACGCGGATGTCGAAGTTGGCCGGCAGCGTGAGCACGATGTCCACGGCGTCAGCCGCTTCCTTCGAGAAAACGAAGCAGCCCATCATGCCGACTGCCGTGGCGAGCACGGCCGCATTCGCGTTGTAGACCGCCGAGTCGGTGACGAGACGCTGCGATGCCTCCTGCGCCGTCAGGCGATCTTCGCCGATGGCGTCGAGGGCAACGAGGTTGTCCACGCCCGCGGCCACGAGGGCATTCGGCGCGAACTTCCCACCGGCGCCGGCCGCGAACTCGGCGGCCGTGAACGCATCATCGGCGAGCAGATTTGCGAGATTCGGCTGATCGAGACAGTTGGGAGCGAACTTCCCGCCCGCGCCGGCCGCGAACTGAGCGGCGGTGAAAGCGTCGTCGGCAACGACGTTGGCGAGGGCCGTCGTATCGAAAGCACCGGGCGTGAACTTGCCACCGGCGCCAGCGACCATCTCGGCCGTGGTGAAGAAGTCGTCTGCGACCATTGCGCGGCCCTGAGGGTCAGCCGTGATCGGAGTTGCCGCGGCGGCCTGCGTGCGGTTCGCCCCACCGGACACGATGATCAGGCCGGCCCCGGCGGCGGCACCAGCCATCGTGGGCACAGTGCCCGCGTCGATGGCCGAATCGTCGATGACGCGGTTGGCGCCCGTCGAGACCATCACCCAGGGACCGCCAGCGGCGGCAGCCGCAACCTCGGTCACGATCTGCGTGGCGGCTGCGGCGGCGACGCCCGAGTCCTGGAGATCCCCGCCAGCGGTGAGGCCCGCGAGGTTGCCAGGAGCGGCGGGAACGACCTTGTTGGCCTTCGCGCTCACGTCGAGATTCGCGTCGGCCGCGACAGCGGCGAGCACGTTGACGCGGCAGGTCAACGGACCATTCGTCGCGGCTTCGGCGAAGTACCCGATCAGGTAGTTGTCCGCCGCGTCCGTGGTCTCGACGACGCCCGCGACCTGATCCCAGTAGGCACGCGCGCCAGCCGTCGCCGTGGTTGCCCCGAGCTTCGGCATCTCCCACACGCCGGACGTGTAGGCGGAGAAGGTGACGCCCACCAGCGCCGTGGTGATCGGCAGGCACACGGTCTGCTGGATCACTATCGGCACACCGCTCGTCACGCCTCCGACCGGAGCGACGAATTCCGTGGTCTTGCCGTCTCTGATGTAGTTGGTCGCCATGTCGATTTTCCTCCTGTTGTGTCAGGTCGCCGTAGCGGCCGACTACACCGGGTTCTCGTACAGGCCGCGGTGATTCGTTACACCGCAGCCGAAGTCCAGGTCGATGCGCGCCTCTATTCCGCGCGTCGAGAAGTCGATCGCGCTGGAGAACTGCACCGACTCAGCACCTTCCAGGTAACCGTAGATCAGCGACAGGTACGAGGCCGCAGCCGCGTACCAGTGCGTCGTCGAGTTCGCGTCGAGGCGCGGCTCCACGATGACGCCGAGCGACCCGACGAAGCGCGGCACGACAGCATTCGTGGCAGCCGGAGAGAAGCCACCCTGCGCGACCGGCGTGACGATCTGCTCGATGGTTGTTTCCAGGTTCGCCGGGATGATCAGGTGCGACGGCTGGAGATTCAGCCGGCCGCCACCGAGCTCGGTCTGGAGGCGGAAGCTCTCGCGCATCGCGCCGAGCGTCGCCGGGCTCGGGGCGCCCACGTCGCCGCCCGCCGCGAGGTTCGCGTGGCCGGCCGCGAAGAGAGCCACGCCGTCAGCCATGTTCGCGTTCGCCGTGATCAGCGACCAGAACAGATCCAGCTTGAGCCGGGTCATGGCCGCGACCTGGAGCGCGGGCACGGACGAGAACGCGTCCATGTCGTCGTTGATCATCATCTCGCGGGTGTGTTTCCAGCCGATGCCGTAGCTGAACAGCCGCCATTGCTCGCGGCCTTCCGTGAGCGTGCCGAACTTGACCTCGGCGCCCTCCGGGATCAACTGCGGCGTGGTGAACGAGCCCATCTCGTAGTGGTTTGCCGTTTTGAAATCCGGCAGGTTCTTCTGCTTCGCGATGGGCAGGAAGTTCAGCACCTCGACCGCGATCTCCGCGCGAAGCGATTTGTTCATCGCGTCCGAGAGAATGAGCGGGAAATCGGAAGTCGAGTGCGCGCGCATCCCGCCCTCGTAGCCCATGGCCAGATCGAAGAGCGGAGCACCGTCCAGCCTCTCGACGTGCGAGCGACCGGCACGACGAAGGCACTCGCGGGCGATGCCAGCAAGCCGCATCCCCGCGAAGTCGCGCGAGGCGTCGGGCGGTGTGCCCTTGCCGCTGTGCGCCCGGAACACGAGAGCATCGGCCATCGCGGCGCGAACCTTCTCGCCTTCGCCCACACCGACCTGTATCTGCGAGTGCGTGGCGGTCGCATCGGCCCGGGCGGCAACGGCCTCCAAGAGCGTCAGCCGGGCGGAGTCCAGCGACGGGCCGCCAGCCACGAGCATCGGCCGCCAGGTCTCATCGGGCAGATGCAGGCGCGTGCCGAGCGCGGTGATGTCCGCTTGCCGCTGCGCTTCGATGCGCCCGCCTTCGACGCGAGCGGCCTGGATGTCGGCGGCCCTCTTCTCCTCGGCCTGCTTCTCGGCTGCGATCCGCGTGGCCTCGGCTGCGATCTCTTCTTTCGACGGCATGGGAACCTCCTGCTCGGGTTGCGACCTTGTGCCAGTGCCGCCATCGGCAGGCACCGGAACGAAGCTGATTTCCTTGGCCAGGTGCGCGGCCCAAGTGCGGACCTCGACACCATCATCTTTCGTGACGACGGGCTCGCCGATGCGGGCGTAGCCGTAGGAGAGCTTGCGGATTATGCCATCTTTGATGTTGCCGACAATCTCCGCATGGCTCGGAGCATTCGACAGTTTGATCTTGGCTGAGGCTCTCCTCTTCTGCACCTTGACGGAATCGGGGACCACCGAGCCGATGATCGAGGCGAGGGAAGAGGCGTCGTGCGCGGCGAGAACGTGTGCACCGAGGTTGAGCTCGGACACGTCAAGACCGGAGAGCGGTAGGCGCTCCATCCAGCGCTCGCCCGTCCACGGATCAACGCGCATCACGTCAGCGCCCGTGGCGAAGACGACCTCTATCGTGTTGTCTTTCTCGTTGTAGCTGGTCGGCAAGAGCGCGGATTCGCGGCGCTCCATGCCGTCGTCTTCGGTCGTATCTTGTCGAGTCACCACGCGGTGCCCTCCACGCGAAAAGCGTGACACAGGATACTGGCGGACATGCAAGCCTGATCTTTCACAGCCCCTCCGCAACCGACTTGGCCGCGGCAACGAGAGGCGCCTGGAGTGCGCCCGAGAGCGTAGTTTGACTCGCGTCACCGTCGCTGATGATTCCGAGTTCTTCCCGCTTCCGCTTGTCTTTCGCGATCTCGGAATCCACCGCGTCAGGGTCGCAGCCGGAAGCCCGGATGATCCCGGGCCGCGACTTCTTCCCGATTCGCATCTCTAACAGATCTGCCTTTACGTCCGCCTCGCGGTCCGCGCTTTCGATCTCGGGCTCGGACCACGACACGGCCGCAAGCTCCGGTATGTCCGGCAAGAGTCCGGCGGTCTGCGCCGAGTCCAGGAACCAGCGCCAGAGCGGCGCGCAGACGAACGGGATGAAAACCTGCTGGCGCAACGCGCGGATGAGCCTGTGTTGTTCGATGAGCCCGAGCTTGATCGAGGAGAAGTTGACCTGCGACAAGTCGCCAGTCAGCACCTCGTAGCTGAGTCCCGTGCCGGCCGCGATCTCGTGCAGCGCCGCACGCACGTACTCGGGATAACCATCCGCCGTGCCGGGTTGATTGAATGTGATCTTCTTGCCGGCAGGCAGGTAGGCGATGAATCCCGGAAGGAACTGCTCCACCGAGTTGCCGCGACCGTCTGACACCAGCGCGCCGCTTTCGTCCGCTGCGGGAGCGATGCCGTCGCCCGAGCCCGTCGGATAGCCCGCGTCGATGTCGCCACCTTCCACCCATCCCATGATCGAAGATGCGCACTTCGCGCGGTATCTCTCACTATCCGCGTATCCATGCAAATCCCACAGCGCGGACACCACCTGCGCAAGCCAGGGCATCCCGCGCACCTGTCCCGGTCGTCGCTCCTGGTAGAGATGGATCAGGTCCGCCGCATCGATTCGCACGGTCTGCCACGATGTAGTGACGCGAGCGGTAAGCGACGTAGCGCCGGGATGCGACGAGTGTAGATGGTATGCCACGCGCCGATCCTGCGCATCGAACTCCACGCCCTGAAAAACCGTGTTGCCGCCTTGCCCGCCGTCGTACTTGTCGAGCGGGAGGAAGTCGCCCTCGAGCGCCTGAATCAGGAGCGGCGGAATGCCGCGACCGAGATCGTTCATTGGGCGCGGACGGCGGCGTAGCAGCGCCTCGCCCGCCACGAAGAAGCTCCGGGCAAGAAGAGACTGTAGACCGTAGATCCCGAGCGGAGACGATGGGCAGCAGACCTGGCCCCATGCCTCCCAGAGGTCCAGTGCCCGCCGCTCAACCTCGTCATTGCCGAGGTCGAGCGCGGGCCGGATTCCCGTGGCGATCAGATTGCCTACGAGCTTTTCC